AAAAGAGTTACGCGCACAGCTAACCATGTCCGAACAAGAGGCAGAGATAGCGGCTATTGACGCAAAGTACATTAAGCTACGCGAGGCGGCGCACGGCGACGCGGAACTTAACCGCTTGCTCGCAGAGCAAAACGCGGCGGAAGTGGACGCGATAAACGAAAAGTACGCGCAGCAGGAACTCGCTCGCCAACAACAACTAAACGCCGCTAAATTTCAAATGGCTTCGGACGTTCTTAATGGTATTTCATCGCTCAATGAATTATTCAATAATGGCAACGAAAAGAGCGCAAAGCGCGCGTTTCAAATAAACAAAGGAATACAAATCGCTCAGGCAGTTGCTGACACCTACAAAGGTGCAAACGCTATCTTTGCAAGCGCGGCGGCGAATCCTGCTTCTATCCTTTTCCCTGCTCAACCGTTTATTGCGGCGGGTGCTGCGGTGGTGGCGGGTCTTGCTAACGTTAGGCGCATTATGGCTACAAAGTTTGAAGGCGGCGGCGGCGGCGCGTCGGGTGGTGGCAGTGGTAGCGCACCATCCTTTGCGGGTGGCGGCGGCGGTTCTACCCCCCAATTTTCAGCACTCAACACAACGTTTCTGCAAGACCAACAAAACCAAACGCCGCCCGTTCAAGCCTATGTGCTTGCGGGTAACGTAGAGAGCCAGATGCAAGCGCGTGAAAAAATACAAGACCAATCGACACTATAATTATCTTTGCGTCATGCACACCAAAAGAACCGTTATAAACATACCGACAAAACTTGGAAACAAGCGCATTGAGGTTATTACAAACATCTTCATTGAAACCATTGAACACTACCTGCGCGAGTGGTCAAAGACAGCCACCGTTGTCAGCGAGGCGGCATTTGTGAGTTACGTTCGCGAGCATTCGGCGGGGCTTCAAGGGGTGTATATTTACACCGCCAAACAATGGAAAAAATTAGGCTTAAAAAATTTACAGCATGGACAATAAAAAGAAAGTGGTCACGATGACCTTGGATGAAAACGGCATGAAAGGCGTTTACGCTATTTCATTCGTTGACCAACCCGCTATTGAAGAGCAATTTATTGCGCTATCAAAGCAAACAGAAGTAAAGTTAAGCGCGGACGAGGAGCGCATGATGATCTATTCACCCGTTCTTATACCGGAACAACTTATCTTGAGGGTAAATAAAGAAACCGAAGAACCCTACTACATCAAGTTTCCATCCGACACCATTCGCGCGGCGGCTTATGCTTATCTGAAGCAAGGCAATCAACACGAACATTCCTTTATGCACAATTTTAAAGTGCATGGGTGTACCGTTGTTGAATCATGGGTAAAGGAAGGGGAAGCGGATAAGAGTGTGCACCTTGGTTTTGAACTCCCCATCGGTACATGGTTCGTCGGTATCAAAGTGGACAACAAAGAACTTTGGGAAAAGGTGAAATCTGGGGAGGTGAAGGGGATAAGTATTGAAGGTTTCTTTGATACGGACGAAACCGAACTATCCAAACTTATCAACGAACTTGAAGCAATCGAAAAAGAGTTGAACGAAATGTTATAACTTTGCGGTATCTGAACAGCCCGCGCTCGCGGGCAAGTTTTGGTTTATTTGTTAAGTGAATTATGAAGATAGCCCTGAAAAGTCGGGGCTATTTTTTTTGTACCAAATTGCCTTGTTCCGTTCTTATGTATAGACAAAATCTATTAAATAAGAAAATCATGTCAAAAGCATCTATTTTACAAAAAGCAAAAGACTTGCTTTCACGCATTGAGAAGGTAGCACTTTCTGTTGAAGGTGTTAAACTCAGCGCGGAAGGTAAGTTGATGGATGGCACAATGGTGGCTACTCCAGATGATGCCTTCGCCGTGGGAAGTGAACTATACGTAGTGGTTGAAGGTGCTGAGCCTACACCCGCTCCAGATGGTGAACACACCCTTGAGGATGGCACTATTGTAATCGTGTCCGAAGGGCGCATTACAGAAATCAAACCTGTTGAAGCAGGCAAAGAGGAGCAGGAACTTTCTGACGTTCTCGCGCAACTCTCTGAGCGTATTTCAGCACTCGAAGCGGCCAACACCGCGCAAACGGCGGAACTCGCGGCGGCTAAGACCGAAGCGGAAACCGCTAAGACTGAACTCGCAAGCGTTAAAGGGCAGCTCGAAGCAAGCAAGGCGGAAGTGTTGAAACTTTCTAAACTTCCTGCTGGCAAGTCCGTGAAGGATGAGAAAATCAAACTTTCAAAAGAAAATGAAAAGGAAGCACCGAAAAAATCATTCTCACAAATGACTTATTTGGAGCGAATCAAATCACAAAATCAGTAATCTAAAAATCGACCAATAAAACAATGGCAACAGTAACATCATTAACTACTACCTACGCGGGTAAATACGCTGGGGAGTACATTCGCAAGGCTTTCGTGGCAAACGAAACTTTGCAACACATTACCGTAAAGGAAAACATCGACTACAAGCAAATCGTTAAGCGTCTTGTGGATGATATTACCTTCGCCGCTCCAACTTGTGACTTCGATCCGACTGGAACGGTTACTATCACAGAGCGCGTCTTGACATTGGAGAAATTCCAAGTACACCGCGAACTTTGTAAGAAAGATTTCTTGACAGACTGGGCGGCAAATGACGCACAGAACGGACGCCTTGAGCCTGCACTCGTTGAGAACATCATCGACAATATGCTCGCTGGCATTGCGGCTAAAAACGAAACGGTTATTTGGCAGGGTGTAAACGCTACCACAGGCGAATACGCAGGTTTTGAAACCTTGTTTGCAGCTGACGCTACCGTTATCGACGCATCATCTGACGAAGCATTAACCACTACAAATATCCTTGAAAAAATTGAGGAGATTGTAGGGCTTATGCCAACGGCGGTAAAACGCTCAACTGAAAAGCCTGTACTTTACTTGTCTAACAAGGCAATGGAAGCGTATATCAACAAGCAAGCATCATTGGGTAACGGGTTCTATTATCAAAGCGGTAACGCCGTGAGTCAAACATGGATAGGCTTGTACCAAATGGTTGTTTGTCCGGGTATGAGTGATGATACTATTGTGTTTGCACAACCTTCTAACTTGTGGTTCGGTACTAACCTTTTGAACGATTGGAACCGTATCCAAGTGAAGGATATGGAAGAAAGTGACCTTAGCGACAACGTGCGCTTCAAGGCTCAATTCTTCGCGGCGGTTCAGTACGGCTTTGGAAACGAAATCGTGTTCTACAAGTTCTCAGAATAACAACAACTAACCAGAGATAAAAAGGGCGGCAACTACTGCCCGCCCTTTTTTCTTTAAATACAAAAAATATCATGGCTTGCGAATTAACAACAGGTATATCATTTGAATGTAACGATAAAATCGGAGGTATCAAAGCCTTGTACATTCAACAACTTTCAGACTTTGAAACGGGCGTAACCTTGGATAACACCACTAAAAAAGTGGATGGGCTTCCAGAGGCGACCTTGTACAAGTACACTGCAATTTCTAAGTTGACCAACAACTTTGAAGAAACCATCACCAACGAGCAAAACGGCTCACTAATGTACACCCAGACCGTAAACGTTCAACTCAAGAAACTTTCTCAAGCAAAGCAGCTTGAACTTGACCGCCTTGCGAAAAACCGCGTGGTAGTATTTGTGCAAGATCGTAACGATGCTATCTGGATGGTAGGACGTCAGTATGGCGCGTGGCTATCTGCTCGCAGCGGTGCAACGGGTACTGAAATGGGTGACTTTAACGGTTACACCCTTGCGTTGACTGCCGAAGAACCTGCACCTGCGCCAGAACTTGAAGCGTTCACAGCGGTACCATTCGACAACTTTGCGGACATTACCGTGAGCGCAACCGTAATCAACGACTAAGCGAAAGCAAAAGCAAATAAAAAGAGGGCGTTCGCGCCCTTTTTTTTAATAACTTTGAATCATGTATAAAGCGCAAAAAGATATAGTGATGATTGGCGGCAAAGAGGTGAACCTATTGGGGCTATCTCAGAAGCAACTCAAAGCCATTCACAAACTTGTACCAAACGTTGTAACAAATGAAGTACCTACTCCCAAACCAAGCAAACCAGACGCTCAACCTGACGTTAGCGGAGGGGCGTAGTTACTATGCAACCGCGTTCACTCACTACCTTATGGTGATTGAGCAGGAAAATACGGGGGCGACAACCGAGAATAAACTCGCTCAGGTGCTTGTGGTGAACTACGAAAACACCAGAAACACCGAGGTGACACTCACAACGGTCGGACTTGACTACCCCGAAACGGGCGGGCCGTATCTTTACAGATACACCGTGTACGGACAAAATAGCGCATCAAACCTTGACCCTGAAAACGCCGCCGTTGTTGGTGTTGTGGAACGGGGAAACATAATGATTTCAGACAATGGAGAATACTACCTCACAAATACAGACACCACAAACAACGTCATCTACCCGCCAGCACGCTAACGCCTTCAACGTTCAGCTTGCGCGCTATGAAAGCGTGTCGAGTGAAGAACTTGAGAACAAAGCGGGTTGGGTGGATTACGGGCTGGATAATAACTACCCCAACTATTTAATAGAGTTGTTCCAAAATAGCCCTATCCATAACGCTATTTGTGTTGGAACGGCTGAGATGATCGCGGGGAAAGGGTTTAAATCCGACCCCAAAACAATGGCTTTACTTGAACGTTGGAAGTGTGAGAGGCAAATACTTTCCATTGCATCCGATGTGAAAATTCAAGGGGGTGAATATTTGGAAGTAATACCGACACGCGATTTTAAAGGCGTTGCTCAAGTCAATCACTTGCCATTCGAGAACGTTCGTGTGGCATACGACGAGGACACCGATAAGATCACGGGCGTGTGGTATTCGAAGGATTGGAACGACAAGCGCAAAAAAAAGAATAAGCCTTATTTTATTCCACTTTTCAAAGGGCTACCAACTTCGCCCGACGAAAGCACGCCAGCGCGCTACGTGGTGTATAATTTCAAGCAATCGGTGGGCAGCAACTACTACCCCCGCCCTGACTACTTCGGCGCACTTCACTACATTGAGATAGCGCAGCAGATAGGGGTGTTTCATTTGAATAACATTCTCAACGGCTTCTTCCCTTCAATCATTGCGCAATTTAACAACGGCCAACCTGACCCTGAAAAGGCGGGTGAGGTGGTTAGAAACATGGAACGCAACCTGAGTGGGGCGCGTAACGCGGGT